TCTTAATTTGTAATAGGGGCGGAATCGAACCGCCCTTAAAACCGTTCTATTTGTTAAACAACGATTGTTGTTGATTTTACAGCTCTAATCATTACATCATTTACATTGATAATACTTGAAGCAACTACAGTATCATAAGTTTCAACTGTTACAACTGCAGCTAAAGTAAATAATCCAGTTGTTCTAGTAAATACATATTCATTGTTAACAACTGATAAAGTTCCTGCAACTGTTACACCAGCTTCTTGTACTTTAATGTCGCCAGTCAATAATCCCATTTGAATAGCACTATGACCATCTTTCACTTGAGTAGCAGTGAATTTTAGTGCATTTACTGTAGATACTGGCGCAGTCAATTTCAATTGTAAATCAACAACTCCTGTAATTTCTTCAGGGGCAAAATCATAGCTTTCAGATTTCAAGAATGACAATTTATAATCAATTGCTTTTCTATCATTCAATTGAATATCAACTTTCACCATTGCTGAATCGTTCCCTTGTGGCATGTAAGCACCAACATTAAAAAACTCGCAGTTGATAGCTCTAAGTGTTCCGTCTTCTTCTTTGATTAAAATAATATTATCATCTTCATCAATTAAAGTAAACGAATGAAAACCCGCATTTGACAATTGAGCTAAAACAGTGTGGTATTGTTTACCATTTGTGAAGTTTGTAGAAAACTCATAAGGAAATCTATCTGTTACAACTTTGTCACCACCTTCGAATGTTTGAACTCCATTTTCTGGTGTGTTCCAAGTTGTATTTTTAGTTTTGTATAAAGGAATAATTTTCCCTTCTTGAACTAATACTTGAATATTAGCTTTCGTAAAATCAAAAGCATCTGGATATTTGAAATTCAAAGGATGTCTCCAAATTGCTTTTAACCTTTTAATATCAAAAGGACAGTACCCTAAACCAGTCCCACCGATTCCGCTTTCTGAGCAGTAACCTACATTAATTAAGTCTTGAAATGTTGCCATTATTTTATGATTTTATTTGTTAATAAATATTCTATTACTTCTTTACTCTTGTGGTTGTACATCTCGCCTATTTTATAGGTTTTTAAAGTTGTATTAAACTCTTTTACAAAAGTATATTTTAATTTTAATTCAGGTTCTAAAACCTTTTCTTTTTTTTCGTCCATTACTTAAAAGTTTATTTTATTTAAACATCGTTCAGTATTCTCAAATAACAATTTACATTCTATTACAATTACATTCCAAATGTCGCTAGTGGCATTGTTATTACTATTTTCAGACCATTTATAAGCCTTTAACCTATCAACTGAATACTTAGGGTCTAATTTAGAAATCCCGCTTGATTTCATAGCTTTTATTAGATTGTTCTTAATTGGATTAAGAATGTCTTTATAATCAGTATCGTAAATCTCAGGATTAAATCTGTCAGCTCCAAGCGTTTTGGTGGCAATAATAATCTTTGCGTTATCTCTTGAAATAGTTTCTAATTGATCGTCTTCACTATCTTTACCTTCTATTAACCAAATTAAAGGGTATTTTGATTTACCTTCTGGTAATATCATAAACTCATTTAGTTTATCTTGAGTCCCCCAATTAAAACGAATAGGAAGCTCTGTTAATGTAACTGCGTTTTTATGCGCTGGTAACAAATCAATTAATCTCGCTAATTGCTCCTCGAATGTTGTTGTTATCATATTCCAAATGAATTTTTAACCTCATCTTGACAATATATTTTGAACTTAGAGATTTCAAACTCAGGAAATTCTAATATATTATCGATTAAGTATTGATAAAATGAAACGTTAATATCGTTATTTTCACCAAACCAATCAACAAAGTTTTCATAAATATCTGGAGTAATTAAATATCCGTTTTGATATCCTTTGATAAATAACTGATTTGCATTAGCTGTTTTATACATCGGACTTTCTAACGTGCTATTTTCTGAGTTAACTTTCGATACTCCTACTGCGCTTAAACGTTTTGTCGTATCAGTAATAAAGGTTTCATAAATACGTTGTGCAATAAAGGTTAAATCATTGTTTAATCCGACCCATATTTTACCATTGTACTCAGTACCTTGTACTAATTTTTTCCAGCGTTCGTTACCTACATTATCAATAGTAACAGTTGTTAACGCTTTGAGTTCATTATATAAAACTAAACCTAACGCATTAGATAATAAATCTTTTTCAATTACATTGCATAAATTATCTAAATATACGCTATTATCAGGAGTCGAAGTGCTTACTGCAGCACTTGGATTTTCTACTGCTAAAGGTATGTTTAAAGCGTTTGACTTTGAAAAATATGATTTATTTACTATTTGCATTTCATGTTATTTTTTAGGTTTATTCTCTTTAGGCTTATCTTCCTCTTTGTAGATTTTGGCGACTTTAAGATCTTTTATAAAGATATTTGAAATATCCCTACTAAAATTCTTAACGTCGCCTTTTTTAATCTTTTCAAAGTCTTGAGTAAACTCAACTTTCATTTACTATGTCGCTAAAGTTCCTAATGCAGCTGATACGCTAGTTACTTTTCTAAAACCTGTTTTATCAACATTTCTAACTAAGAATAACATACGTTTTCTAGCTTTTATAGTTACCATATCTTCGACAGCTTGAGCATTTACATATACTCTTGAAAGTGTTAACCCTCCTTTTTCGTAAATAGAACCATAACGAGAATCCCCAACAACTAAAGTATTATCTGCTAAGTTGTTGTCTTCAATAATTACCATACTTCCAATATTTGTTTTATCAGGGAAAATATAGTTATCGTTTGCGTCTTTTTTCAACTGTAAAGAATCTATAACGTTTGCATTCATGGCTACGAAGTCAGGACGATATTTTGAACCTCGATTAAAAACAATATCGGTTCTAACTTTTTTAACCAAGTCGTAAATATTAGCATCTGAAATACCACTAGCCACTGGAGTATAAGCTGGTACAGAAGCAATTAAACCTGTTAAGTTTTCACCAATACCTGTACCTAAAGCAATTTGTTCATCAACTTTGCTTTCAACATTTGTTTCAACAAACATTTCAAGTTCAGCCGCAGCACTAGCTTCGTCTTCACCAAATTCCTCAGAAACTGGCAAACTATCGCCTATCTTCTTTAATTCGATAGAATATTTTGCAAATTTTGCAGTTGATTCTGGAAAAGTTCCACCTTCCGCAACCATTGTGGCAGCTCTTACGGTTGTAGCTTCATCCCAATCATGGTAAACAACTTTGCCTGCATCATCTCCGTTTCCTAAGTTTACTTTTTTGAAAACATCGTAAAGCCCTCTTAGTTTAGTTCCGAGTTGCCCAATAGTGTTTAGTTTGTTTTGACTTGCTGAACTTGTAATAGAAGCCCTTACCGTGTCAGCTTTAATCACAATCTCTTTTTGATTAGTTCCTTTAATGAGCCCTAAAATTTCATCTTTCTTTTCTTTCACTTCATCTGTAAAAGTTTTAGCAGTAGAATTTAAACCTTTAGTTTCCAATTCAGTTACTTTCAAAGCTAATTGAGTAACATTGTCATTCGCTTTTGTAAGCTCTGAATTTAACTCATCTTTAGCAGCTTTAACCGCTAAATAAATTGCGTTTTTATTTTGCAAAGCCTCATGAGCTTCTTTTTGTGCGAAATAAGTTTCCGCTTGATCTGGAGTCATTGCATCGATCTCCAATTGTGTTTTTTTAATAAACATAGTTTTTGTGTTTTAAATTAATTTCTTCTTCTTTTTGTTTGAGTGACTTTTGTCGGCTCTTCTACTTCAAGTGATTGCTCGGCTTGTTTTTCTATTTCAATTTCCATTACTGGAGTGAATTCATTTGATCCTTTTACAACTGCTGAACCTTCTATTACTTTAGCTTCAGTAACCGCCCAAAAATAACCTTTTTCGTCAGCTACTTCTTTATTCATTACTTGCGTGTAATATTTATCCCAATTAGCTTTTTCACTTGAGTAATAAGCTTCGTCTGAATCAATACAAAGAAACATTTTAACGTAGCGCATCCCTACAGAATGATTTAATACACGCCCTTTTTTATAAAGATTAAACATATACTCGTTTACATCTTTTTTAATCTGTACATCAAAGATTAAAGCTTCAGTTTTACCATTATATGGATAACCTAGTTTTTTCCATGATATAGTCTCAGCAGTAGCAACAAGGTTATCATTTACAGAATCAGATATAATTTTATCAAACTCCATTTCATGTTCTTGTAAAAGATATAAAGTTTTACTTTCAGATAGTGTTTTTGTCCATAATCCCTGAATATGACAATCCATGTGACTATCAATAACATTAGTTGTATTAATAACTAATTTAGCTCTTAAAGTGTCCATATCCATACTAGACAAATCAACTCCAGCTTTAGCAACTTCTTTATTTGTATTCTCTTCAGTAATAGGACTAAAAGCAATAATATCACCTCTTTTAATAGCGTTCTTTTTCTTAGAAGATATTAGTTCTTTATTGGTAAAAATATATTTTATTTCTTCTTCTCTTGTCATTTTTTTACTATTTTATCGAGTGATTTATCTTTATCTTTTTTAATCTTTTCTATTTCTTCTTTTGTTAATGTCTTGCTCATAATCCTAAATTTAGTTTAAATTCTTCAATTAACTCAACTTTTTTTTCTGGTGTGTAATCAACTAAAGTATTAATATACATCTGTAACGTTTCAATTTTAGTCTTCATTACTATTTGCATAACTGGCAAATGGTCGTAAGAAGCTTTTAAACTTTCTCCTTTGTCAATTAACCCGAAAGAACTTGCAAAGCTATTCATTGTATTATTTGCATCGTTTTGAATACTATTCTGAACGTAGTCTAACATTGCTTTTTCTTTGTTATCGAAAGTGCTTGAACCATTAGAAAAATAGTTTAAAATATCCTTAGACATATCAAAAGCTAGTAAACAAGTCAAAGCATCATTTGAAAATTGCTCATCTAAGAAAAGCTTTTTCATGTCGCTTACTAAATGTTGAGCTTTTATATTAGCATTAGTAATAAGTAATGATTTAGCACTTATTTTTTTTGTAATATCTTCACGGTCTTTTTGTTGTATTTGAACTGCATTACCGTCACCTTGACTAGCCATTAAATACTTTTGAGACATTTTTAAATTCACATTCTTAGAAAGTAAATTTTCTTCTATATTCTCAATAGTTTTTGAAATTCCTTTCAATCTACTAGGCGAACTCATTAAAGAATTAACAGTTAATCCATTTGCTAAATCGTAAGTAGGAATTAAATCTTTTATTTTTATATTAAAAGTTTGGCCTTCTAAAGTATAAATAATCTTTTTTTCTCCATAATCTTCAAGTTCCGCTTTAGTGGAAATAAATGATTTTACTTTATGAGTGTTATTTAAATTTGTTTCGCTAGGAATAAGGTTATAAATCGATTTAGTCTCTTGTAAAGCATTTACTTTATAAGTTAAATTTGTTCCAGTAGCAGAAAGAAACCACATTTGTTGAAAAAAGAAATCTTCTTGTGACTGAAAGTAATTAGGTTGTTTTAATAGTTTTATTATTGGACTATTATCGATAGGTTTATTTGATGCATTCAAATGAGTAATTTTCATTTGAGAGTAAATCTTGCATCTTAAAGCAATGATTGAAAGTAACACAGGATTATTTAAGGATAACTCTAAATATTTAGTTGAGTTAGTGAATCCGTTTTGATCTAAAAAAGAATAGGTAAAAGCTCCTGTGCGGTCTCTCTCCACATTGATGCTTTTACCTCCCAAAAAGTTGAATAATCCCATAAGTTCGATGTTTCACAACATTGATATTAAAAGCAAATATATAAAAAAATAATTAACTTAAACGTTTATCTATATAATTTATAATATTAAAGAATAATTTACCTACTACGCAAGCAAATAAAGTTATTAAAATTAATGATAAAAAGCTTTTATTACCACATTTTGAATCAATTAATACTGGGGTAAATAAAACTATTGTAAATAGAAATGGAATTACCCAATGTTTGGTTTTGTTTTTCATAATTAATCTTTTTTATTTAACTTCTATAAAATTAGGAAAATTTTCTTTGTATTCTAGTATTTTATATTTAAAATGTTCTCCTCCATCATTTATACATACAGTACAATATATTTTTTTATTTTGTATATACCCAATGTGTTTTACTTGATATATTTTATCAGATTCTTTCATATCCTATTAGTTATAAAATTTATTATTCCAAATACTATATATCCAATAAAACAGGCAAACAATATAATTATAAACATAGTAAAATATGCTTGTTTATTGCTATTTGAAAAGTATAATAATAAACTTATAAACCAGTAACAAATACTAAAGGCTTTTATCCAGTCAATAGGTTTATTTGATAATTGTTGTTGTTCTTTCATAATTAATTTAGTTTAGTTAATCAAATATACAAAATTTAATTTAATCCACGAGTTCTTACATACCAAACTATCACGTATTTTGTAGCATCTAGTATATGGTCGTCGTTTAAATCTTCCGGAACGTCCATTTGTATGCCTTGCCATATTTTCCAAGAATAATTCTCATATTCACGTTCTAAGTTTTCTGATTTCTTGCAGTAATAAATATTTGATTTCTGCATTTTTTCAATACCATTCGATATGCTTCCTGCTCCTTTTTTAGCAAAAATCACATTATATCCTGAATTTCTTAATTTAGTCCCTTCAGATAGATTTAATTCGTTTCCTGAGTCACAAATTATCTCTTTATGCTTTTCTATTCCTAATAATTCAAACTCTTCAGATAACGTTCCTTTTAAGCTATTCAAAGGTGAATATAGTATTTCCTTTAAAAAGAAAGTTCTATCACCGTCGAACTTCATTTCTACTAATGCTGAAGGTGCTGACAATCCAAAATCTAAACCGTAGTAACTACGGTAAGGTAATGTTTCAAATTCAACATCTTCTATTATTTTCCAGTTTTTAAATATTCGGTTTGGTTTTTCACTCTTTTCTCCACGCCCAAATACTAACCAATGATATAAAGAATCTGAACCAACTGATTCATTATAAATACATCTTTTAAGCTCGTTTAATTGCTTTTTAGCAAAGTTTAATATATTATCTAATAAATTATAATTTTTAGCTTCTTGTATTGTAAAAGTATTGTTTAAAACCAAATCACAATGGCTTATAGGTTGGTAAGATTGTATTTGTATTTTACTTTCAATAGGGCAAAAAGGGTTGTCTTGAAAAGTGCTAAATAATGTTACCGTATTATCTTTTCTTTTTTCTTCATTTACCCAATGTGATTGTTTAGGATTCCAGTCAAATAAAATATATTTTGATGTTCGTTGTGAAAGTTGTTTATAAACCTCATGTGAGAATTTATAGGGTTCATTTATCCAACATATATCCTGAGTCATACCCATAGCATCGTCTTCATCATCTAATCCAGTAAATCGAATAAAAGAATTATTATGTAAGAAAGTCCAAGTATGATTTGTTTTATTCCGTAAGAAATATTTTATTAAGCTTTCATTTTTTATAAACACATCGAATTCAACTACTGTAATTTCTTTGTTTTCTAATTGCTTTTTACGCCCCATAGGATCGGACAACCATTTTACCCAATCAACTTCAACAATTTCTCTACATGACTTTTGAGTATCTCTTAAAATAGTACAAGTTGTTAAGGGATTTTCGAATAAGTCTAAAAACAAAACTTGGAAGTTACTCCAAGTTTTACTAGATCTACTACTTCCCTCCTCTACAATTAGTTTATAATTACCTGACTGACTCGCTTTCCAAATGTCACGAAATACTTTTGTTGCTAAGAAATCTATTTCATTACTATTCGCCATTGCTATTTTATTTAAAAGGCTAATATAATAAATACTAGCCTTTTGTAACGTGCTTAATTTACACTAATACTTTTACTTTTTTGGTTGTGCTATTTACACCACAAAAAACTCCTACCATAAATTTTACTCTTCGTCATTATTTTCTATTATACGAACGTTTATTGATGATGGTGGTGATTGTAATTGTTTACCATCTGAAACAACATCTAATTTATCACCATACTTTTTAGGATTCTCTTTTGAAAGCTGCCATTTACGAGAATCAATTTGCAATCTTTTTCTTTGTATAGCTCCTGAATCAACTTTTTTATTTCCGAAGTCATCAAAGTAATAAATTCCAGTGTCGTCATCTGCAATATCTTGGATTTCTTGAAATTTTACTTCTTGTCTAATGTTACAACTATACGCGTATTGCTTCGATTTAGATTCGTCTTCACGTATCCATTCAAAAAAAGTATTTTGGTTCGGCATTTCTTCACGCTTTAATATAGAGCGTAAAGAAGATCCTTCTTCTATCTCAGAAAGAATAGAAATAAATACTTTTTCTTTATCGTATGCCATTACTTACAATTATTTAAAATCGATTGTCTTTGTGATTGATACTGTCTAGTAATCTCATTAAAGGCAGAATTACTACTTCCTGCATTTTGAATAGAGCTATTATATTTATCATCTAAATCTTTTAATTGTTTATCACAATTTTGATCGTTAGAACAACTAAAAAATATTACTAATAGTATTAACATTAATTTTTTCATAATCCAAATTTACAAATTATTTTCGAAAGTTACGATAACTTTCATAATGTTTTCTTTCATCGCTTCCAATTCCTTTGAAAAGTCTGGTTTCGGTTTTATTCTTATAGGTCTTACACAATCTCTCCATTCACCATCTACTTGCATTTGATAAGCAATTTCTTCATCGTCTGTGATTTCTGATGTATAAATAACTTTCCTGTCACCCATTATTTTACCATAATTTGTATTTGATAAAATAATTAAATCACTTGAAAAATTTTTGTCTATATCTTTAAAAATATAATGCGTTCCGTTTTCAATCAGTTCTTTTGCTTTACTTAGTTTCATAATTTTTCTATATTTAATTTATTTATTGTTTCCGATACGTTATTTAAAGCTGTTGATAATTCATATATGCTTTTTTCTACTTTATTTATTATTATTTCTACTTTATTTATTATTATTTCTAATCTAGTTAAATAAATATTATAATTAAATTTTAATATTTTCTTTTTTTGCTTTTTATTTTTATGCACTTGGTAATAGTTTAATCTTTTCATATTCAAGTTCTTTATTAGTTAATGCGAAATATAGGTTTTGAGCAGTGTGTAAATATTTAATATCTGCATATCCATTAGATATCCTCATTAATAAAAAATAATCATCATCGATTATATTATTTTATTTCCTATTCTTAATTCGTTCTCTTTCATATCTTATAAACTACAAAGTTAAAATCAAAATTACTCACACCGCTAGGATTACTATCAATAATCACATCAAAAGTATTCAACGTTGGATTATTATAAGACAAATGTCTTAGTTTACCACTTAATAGAATTATGTAATCATTATCGATTTGCGGAACGATAAACGTAATTCTGTAAGTAGTTGCATTAATCTTATTTGTTGTCGCTCCAAAGCCTTTTAATAAGGTTCCTGCATTATTTATAACACCCATACAAACGGCTGTATAAGGAGAAATAGTTAATACTCCATTCGATTGACTTTGCACCGTTCCTGTAGTTAGAAATCTAACTCTTGCGGACCCGTTTACATCTAAAGTGTTAGTTGGTGTTGTCGTGTTGATTCCGACTTGCGCTAAGGCAAATATTGGAAATAATAAAAATAATAGTTTCATGTTAGTTATTTTTAACGTATTTATTATAAAAAATTTTAGCTATTTCGTATTTGCTTTTTGAAATTTGCAGACTTCTTAATGTTCTGTACTTGAAATTTTCAAAAGCAATTTCTTTTGTTTCATGAGCAAAAGAACCTTTACAATTTTTAATTACTCTTTTTGTTTTTCCATTATAAGTTTTGATTAAATAACTTTTTTCAGTTTCAGAAATTACTAAAAACTCATCATAGTGAACAGATATATTTTCTTCCGTTATTTCTTCTTCATATATTCTTCTTGAACATCTATGTAGATATTTAATTTCCTGTATTTTTTCTTCTTTACTCATAATTCATTTTGCTTTGGTAAATGTTAAATTTTTTATTGTATTTTGTTTTGCTTTCGAAAAAGTCATTAATAACTCTTGCAACTGTAGCATGAGATACATTTACTATTTTCGATATTATCTCACCTGAGTTATTGCTTAATGAATGAAACAATTCGATTATCTCATTCTCTTTGGTTACTGGAGTTTTCATTTAAAAAAAAATACGATTAACCACCATCGTGAGGAATTAGATTATTTGTAAATTTTATATTTTTCACCAAATACTTCGTTGTTTAAAAGTTTGCAAATCAATATTCCTTGCTCTTCTTTTTCAAT